CAGTCGGACTAGGTTTTCCACCTTCTTCAGCTGGAGCTCTGCAGAATCTTCTATTGTTATTACTCGTTCGTCCTCTGGAATAAACTCTCCCAAGGCATTCAAAAAGGATGTTTTGCCACTACCCGATAATGTCAACCCCGTGACACAAACTTTTTGAAAATCTTTTTCCCATAAAATAAGGCTTTTCAGCCATTCCCTTGAAAAATAAGGACGGAGCGTGTTTCATAAGTGCCATAAAATCAGCAATCTGGTGTTACATAAGTGCGCCCATGCAATATCCCCTTTGGTGCTCCGATCCGGCACCTCAATCCCTATATCCCATGGAGTAACGATCCGTTACCCCATAAAAAAGAGGCCTGCCTTCTATCGACAAGCCCCTTGCTCCTATTTCCAGACGATCCTCACATCATCATCGCCGTGAACCTCTATGCTCTCCACATATTCATCCAACAGTTCCTTTGTCAGCTTCTTCACCGCAAAACTCTTATGTGCCTTCGTCCGGTTCAGTTCCTTAAGTCTGCTCTCCGCTTCAGCAAGCTGCACTGTCAGTTCTTCATGCCTTTGACGGAGCCTTTCCGCCTCATCGCCCGAAGAATCATAGCTTTTCTTCTTACCAAGCGCATAAGCCTCAAATTCAGCCATCCTCTTATCCTTTGCCCTTGCTATGTCTTTCTCAGCCGCCCTGCGTTTCTTTTTCAGAGCATCCACTTCAGCTGCTGCCGAATCCTTTTCTTCCTGCAGAAACTTATCGGACTCTCCCAGTTCCATGATATGCTGCTGTAACTGGAAAAGCACAATCTCTTCAAGATAACAATCCAGTATCCTCTTCACGCATCCGTCCAGATGGTAGATATTCAGCCCTGAACACCAATAATATGCCTGTCCCATCGTACCCCTGTTATGTCTCAGATTATGCCCGCAGCATCCGCAGGCAACCCTTCCAAGCAGCACATGACCATCCGTTATCCTAAACTTCCTGCCGGTCTTCTCGTATCTGGACTGAACCTTTTCAAAGGTCTTCCTGTCTATGATCGGCTCATGATGGTCTCTTGCAACGATCCACCTGTCCGGATCCGTAACACGCTTGTCATCCCGTATCTTCACGCATTCATAAACGCCCTGTACCAGGTCTCCGGTGTACGCCCTGTTCTTAAGTATCCTGTGTATCGCTGAATGCTGCCATACGAAAACGCCGCCCTTCGGAGAAGCCTTCCGGATGCCCTTCTCATGCCATATCTGCGATGGAGTCTTTACACCTTCAGCATTGAACGCGCTTGCTATCTCCACGGCAGACTTCCCGTCCGCATACATCCTGAATATCCTTTTCACGATGACAGCCTCATCCTCAGCAATGATGAACTTATGCCTGTTTTCCGGATCCTTGGCGTATCCGAACGGCGGCGTGGAGCATACCGCCTTACCCTGCTCCTTCACCGCTCTCAGCGATGCCTTCACCTTCATGGACAGATCCTTGCTGTACAGGTCATACAGGAGATTCTTGAAATTCACATCAATATCCGCCACATTCCCAACATACTGATCACTGTCATATTTGTCGTTGACGGAGATGAACCGCACTCCCATGAACGGAAATATCTGTTCCAGATATGACCCCAGTTCGATATAGTCCCTGGCAAACCGTGAAAAGTCCTTCACGATGATGCAGTTTATCTCCCCGTCCTTCACTCCTTCCAGCAATTCCTGTACTCCCGGCCTGTCAAAATTCGTGCCGGTGTATCCATCATCCGAATATTCCAGAACATTATCATGCGGAAAATGCTCCCGGACATAGTCCCGGAGCAAAAGCCGCTGCATTGCTATACTGTTGCTTTCCTCATGGCTGAACTCATCCTCTTTGGAAAGCCTCATGTAGATCGCTATTTTCATGATCAGTCACCGCCTTTCAGAGCATCTATATCTTTGCCGGAATACAGAAAATGGATCTTGACCTTCTTGCCGGGGAACACCTCGATCTTATCGATCAGTGCATGGAGCACTTCCGCTGTCAGAGGCGTTCCCTTCCTGCATTTCATAAGAGTCCGCAGATAATGGTTCCGTTTCTCCGTTTTACCATCTATCTCAGCAAGCTTTCTGTCCAGAACCTTCTGCCTGTCCTGAAGTCTGCGGATCTCCTTCTTCCGCACATCCGCTCTTTCGGTCAGTTCCCCTTCTGTTATCTCACCCATGCGGAACAGGATATAATCCTCACTGCCGTCCTTCTTAAGAGTCTCGATCTTCTGAGCCGCCTCAGCAGATTCCCTTTCAAGCTTCTTCTTTTCATCCTCAGCCTGTTTCCGGCTTGCAGACACAAGGTCTTTCTGCTTCAGTTCCGATAATAAGAACTCTTTTTCAAGCGCCTCTTCCACCAGGCGCTTCAGAACGATCAGTGATATCCCCGTATTATCGCACTTCCTGTCATCAATAGTTTCTCTGTTCACACACAGATACTGGTAGTTCCTCACCTTGCCGGCACTGCTGTTATTGAAACCGCATACCCTTGTATATTTGCATCCGCACAATCCACAATAGATCAGATTCTCGAATATATCAGTTTCCATAGGTATCGTCTTTGAGATGCCGGAAGAGAATTTCTGCGATCTTGCCTCAAACCGCCTTGTCACCTCGCGGAAAACATCCTCTGAGATGATCGGTTCATGGTTGTTTTCCCTGACTTTCAACTCGCCGGTCAGAACCTTCGTACTGGTCCTTCCACTGACACGCTCTCCGTCCTTCTGCTCGCATATCAGCCACCCGATATATGCACAGTTGTTCAGCACCTGATTCAGAGTAGCCTTATGCCAGTTGTGAAGGATCTCTCCCTCTTCCTGATGCACATGGCCGTATTTCCTGTAATCGCTCGGTCTATGTATCTTCTCTGTGTACAGCCAGCTGATGATCTCTTCATAGGTATCGCCCCTCAGGAACCTGTCAAATAGCTCACGCACGATCACAGCAGCTTCTTCATTCACGATCAGCATCCTGCGGTTGCCTTCTTTAACGACATCATACCCATATACCGGATGGCATCCCGAAAAGCTCCCGCGCTCAAACTGCTTGACCCTCGAACTTCTTACCTTCACTGATATATCCTTTGCGTACAATTCGTTCACAAGGTTCTTCAGCTGTACTGCAAGCGTGTCCGGATCTCCGTCCATGTTGTCGAAATTATCATTCACGGCAATGAACCTCACGCCCAGGAACGGAAATATCTTTCCCAGATAATTTCCCATTTCCAGATGGTTCCTGCCGAATCTCGAAAGGTCTTTTACCACGATGCAGTCCACTTTCCGCATCCGCACATCCGCCATCAGCCTCTCGAAGTCATCCCTCTGGAAGTTGGTGCCGGTCTTTCCCAGATCGCTGTAACAGTCGAATATCTCCATATCCTCATGCGACCGGACAAATTCACGGCACATTTCAAGCTGGTTGTCTATGGACTCATTCTTCCTGTCCGTACCGTCAACGGACAGTCTGGCGTAAATGCCGACAGAATATATCTTATCCTTCTTCACAGGCACCGGTGCCTGTCTCTTCTTTGATGTCCTTGCCATTTATACCACCGCCCCTTCAGTCTCACTATGCTTAAGGAAATCACAGAGCATAGCGATCTTGATGAACTGGTTCTGATTCCTGAGGACCACCTGGACTCTCTTATCTTCATACACGAAGATCTTCTCCACCAGATGCACAAGCGTTGTGCGGTTCAGTTCATCCACATCAAGCACATCCTTGTACTCTTCCAGCTTCATCCCGGCTTCAAGTCCATTTTTGAAAAGGTTCTTAAGACTCTCCATCTGCTTTTCCAGATCAGACTCTATCGCACCATGTTTCTCTTCATATATCGCTGAAAAGGTCTTGAAATCCTCTTCAGAAATGATGCCCTTCTTGTAATCCTCATACAGAGCGGCACGGAGTTTCCTGTACTTATCCTGCTCCGCCTTCAGGTCAACGATCTCTTTGTCAAAAGCAACGATATCGTCATAACGCATATCAAGGTTCTTCACCCCGGCAACGACCGCCACCTGGTCAAGTATGATCCCGATGCGGCTCTTGATGCCGTACAGCACCAGCCTGTCCAGATCTTCCTCCGGTATGCTGTGCCTGCTGCATTTCTTATTCTTGTTATAGTTTGAGCAGATATAATAGACCCTCGTACTGCTCCCGTGCCTTACTATGCGTCTTGTCATCTGCTCACCGCAGTCACCGCAGAACAGAAGACCTGAATACAGGTGGGATGTATTCTTCCCGCTTGCGGATCTGCAGTCCGTCCGAAGGAGCTGCTGCACCACCCCGAACAGGTCTTTTGATACTATCGCTTCATGAGCATCCGGTATCCGCACCCATTCTTCCGCAGGCTTTGTCACAGACTTCTTCACCTTATAATTCACGCGCTCGGATTTCCCCTGTACCAGCGTGCCTGTATAGGTCTCATCCATAAGGATCCGTCTCACGGCCTGTGCTGACCATTTTCCGCGCTTCCTTGTATGGAACCCGGTCTTGAACTTCTCACCGTTTGATTTCTTATATTCCAACGGCGAAAGCACGCCCATATCATTCAGCCTCTCTGCGATAGCCTTGAAGCTGTATCCGTCCACCTTCCACTCGAAGATGCTCTCCACGATACCAGCGGCGTATTTATCGATGATCAGATGGTTCTTATCATCCGGATCCTTCATATACCCGTACATGGCAAACGCGCCGATATACTGGCCGCTCTCACGCTTCATCTTCTGCTGGCTCTTCACCTTCACGGAGATATCCCGGCAGTATGCATCATTGATGAAGTTCTTCACCGGCAGCACAAGCGATTCCTCATTGAAATCCGCTGTCAGGGAATCGTAATTGTCGCCTATCGCAATGAACCTTACCTCATGCTCCGGGAAAGTCTTCTGTATCAGCCTGCCGGAACCGATATAGTCCCTTCCCAGTCTTGAAAGATCCTTTACGATAACGCAGTCGATCAGACCTGCCTCGATGTCTCCCATCATCCTCTTAAAAGCAGGTCTGTCAAAATTCGCACCGGACCATCCGTCATCAACATAGAAATCGAAGATATCCATGTTGTCCTGTTTCCGTATGAAACTCCGGATGATATCCCTCTGCGATGTTATGCTGTTGCTCTCTGCCTTTCCGGCTTCTCCATCATCCTTGGAAAGCCTGAGGTATACTGCAACGTTGTAAAAATCTTTAGCCTTCATTTCATCAGCCTCCTATCCGTATTAGCCAGGTATCCGTCCTACGGGATATGACCGCAACTCAGAGCGGCTGATCTAGTCCTTCCACAAAGATACCTTGTAATGATCCGAAAAAACATATACCAAAATCTCAGAGTGGGATCCTTGTCATCCTCTTCGCAAGCTGGATCATCCTATCCTCCAGCGTATCCTCTGAATTCTTTGAGTAAGTGACCTGCAGGATATAATCTCCCACATTCTCAGCGTATGGATTCTTCGTCTTTTCCAAAAACTCCATCATCCGCTGCTTTGCCGGTTTCTGCCTGTCGATCACTATGTCTTCCGCATTATCCAGATCCTCACGCCTCAGATCACGGATATCGGTATCTTCCATTCTTTTCAGTTCTTCTACTGTTATGACCATATCACCGCCCGTCCTTTCTGAGAGAACTTCCCCTCATGTCACAGGCAACAAAAATGGTCTGATTTTTACCCTCCACATAAAAAAACACCGGAGCATCAGATTATTCCGATGCTCCGGTAATCGTATTATAGTTTTACTTTATGTAGCAGAATGGTTAAACTATTGTGAATTTCCGCGTCTTTGCACTTTTATTGATCAATTCCGCTCAATGGTATATGAGTCAGTTCTTAAAAGTTTGCCTTCATCATCATAGTATTTAATTTTGATTAGATCATCTGGTGCAATATATTGTAATACACCATTAATACAATTATGATCCACTAATCCTTGAGTATCATATTGTAATACATAATTTGCATCATAATTTGCACAAATTTCTTCATAAGTACAACCTGTATTGTTCATAGTCTCAGCAATAATTTGATCATATGCATCTGGACCTGCAAAATATTTAAGTAGTGCAAGGGATACGTTTTGTGTATCATCAAGACAACTTCTTAATAAAGTTCCTGCCAAAACACCATCATTCGGTATTCTTGTATAAATCCTCATGTCAGGATATGCACTAGGATTATTAGTTATAACACTTGTTAATTGCGGATCGGAGCCAAAATATTTAAAGCTAGGATCAATAATCGTAAATGGCTTATCCATATATGCATCATAATTAATTTGATATACATTATTAGAATCTATTTGCATGCCATACGCTGCTATAGCAGTTGTTAAATTTTTAGAAATTCCGTCAGATTCTGCACCTATTGAATATTCATCAAAATTACGTATATTAGCAGTTTGTGCAATAATTTCTGCATCTGAATTATCTGGACAATCTATATGCATTACATAACTATTGTCTCCTGTTTTCTTAATTGTAGCGTCAGGATATTTGTCTTCTTCCGGCTCTTCAACTACAGGAGCAGTTTCATCTTCTGCTTCCGGAATAATCTCATCTTGTCCATATTCTTCCATATCTGTCTTTTCTTGAACAGTAGTCACAGTTGGTTGCTCGTCAACAGCCGCCTGAGCTGTTTCACCGCATCCAGATAATAAGACCGCTGACAACGCAAGTACCAACATCTTCGTCAGAATCGCTGATTTATTATACATAGCTGGTCTCCTTATTCCAGTGATCATATCCGCACTATATGATATGTGTCAGTTCTCGCCAACTTACCGTTATCATCATAGTATTTGATGACTATAGGATCGTCTGACGCGATATACTGCAAGATGCCATTGATAAAACTATCATCAACTAATCCCTCTATATCATATTGCAATACATATCTCGCATCATAGTTTGCACAAATTTCTTCACGAGTTAAGCCTGTAGCTGTTGCACAAGCATCTATTACTTGATCAAACGCATCTGGACCAGCAAAATATTTAAGTAGCGCAAGAGAAACATTTTGAGTATCATCAAGACAACTTCTTAATAAAGTTTGGGCAAGTATATCATCATTCGGTATTATAGTGTATGTTCTCATACCAGAATATTGATTAGGATTATTAGTTATGACACTTGTAGAATGTACGTCAGCACCTGCAAATGCAGATCTTGGATCAATATATTCGTATGGTTTATCCATATATGCATCATAATTAATTTGATATACATTATTAGAATCTATTTGCATGCCATACGCTGCTATAGCAGTTGTTAAATTTTCAGAAATGCCTAAAGATTCTGCGCCTATTGAATATTCATCAAAATTACGTATATTTGCGGTTTCACCAATTATTTCAGCTTCAGAATTATCAGGACAGTCTGCATAGATAATATACTCATTCTCCCCGGTCTGAATCATTGTGGCATCAGCAAACCTATCGTCAATCTGTTCTTCAACAGGCTCTTCGTCAGAATCTTCTAAGACAGGTTCACTGATCTCCGGATCCTCTACTGCCGAATCAGTTTCTACCGTCGTTGAGGGCATAGGCTCAACACTTACATTACCTGCCGAATTTCCACATCCAGCAAGGATTACAGACAAGCCAATAACCGCTAATATTTTTCTATACTTGTTATTAAATTTGTTGTATTTCATTTTTTTATCCTTCACATGAGAATCTCTTAGTCTTCCTTTATTGCATTCATAAAGAAATCTTTATAACTGCCGTACCACAGTTTTTTCTTTACCAGTCTGTTAAACTCGACTGTATTTATTGAGTACAGTTCTCTCATAAAGCCACCCAAATACTCTTGGCTGGCATTAGCTAATGCCTCATGTCCCTTCTGATATACTCGATGATTGAAACATCCGTTTCTTGCAAGGAAGATCAAAGAATCCCTCAGTTCTGCCGGACTTTTAGACAGTTTTTCAACAATTGCATCCCACACAATATTCTTACGTTCTTCTTCGTAAATATTCTGCAGAAGGTTAAATGAAACCGTTACAAAGTACTGCTGAATTTCTTCAGCAAGTTTTTTGTCATCCTTGATCATTGCAAGAATATCCGAATCAAACCTGGGGCGTATTTTCCCGGAATTAATATGAATTGACAGATTCGTTGATATCGTTTCCATCAGATCCGATTCATTCGTGTATTTAAGATACATACCAGTGTTTCGATATTTATCTTTAAACTCCATAACCTTTTTATATGCATCTGGATCACATTCATTCGGAGGTATAGGTTTATCGCAGAAAAAGAGCATCGCCAGTTTTTTCTGGGCGATGTGTCTTTCAAACTCTTCAACCGAACCACTATCCGATCTCTTTGTAGGATGACCGATAGTTTTCCAAAACAAAGCAATCAGGATATCCGATTTATCCAACAATTGTTCATTTATGTAATCTTGAGGTGCCTTTGAAAACTCTGACGGCGCACATAGATCCCATGATACCGGCATAAGAACAATTCCTTTTTCTTCAGAATTGATACAATTCCATTTTGCAATAGCATCTCTTACAGCCTGTTTGTCCATTTTCACATCATCAGGACACGCAATAAACACTCTGTAAATTTTGGAATTAAAGCTCATAATGATTCCTCACGTTCTTAGTTTTACTGGTTATCTCTAACAACACTATAAGTATTCGAAAACTCCACGTGCCCTTTTGAATCAAATGTAGTAATAATTATTTGGTCATCGCCTATATATTGAAATACTTCATTTACGTAATTAGGATTTCCTAATCCTAAAGCGTCATATTGATACACATAATTTACATCATAATTTGCATATATTTCCTCAGCAGTCATGCCAGTTGCATCAATACATTCTTGCATAATTTGTTCCCAAATTTCAGGTCCTTCATGGTATCGCGCTAATCCGCACGTTATATTATAATCAGTTTTCATAATGGAATCATGAAGAAGGCTTGCACCTGCAGCCACATAAGTGGAAGAAAGCCATGTTTCATTGTCACTTTTTAAATACGCTTCAGAAATCCTTTCTTCCACTGTGTTGTCATTAGTGATAGTCATCAATAAATCACCAATAAAGTGCGAACTAAAATTATATTGATAATTTTCCCATCTTTTAAAATTAATTTCTGTCATATTAGCCGGATTAGTCTGCATTCCATGAGTTAAAACTGCAGTTAATAAATTTTCTGATAAGCCAAATTCAAAAGAAGATGCTGCAACAGTTTCAAGTGCATCAAAAGAAACTACTTTTTCTATCTCCGGTGCATCTGAATTATCTGGGCAATCTATATGCATTGTATATTCATGTTCACCTGTTTGTATCATAGTTGCATCAGGATATTTATCCTCTACAACTGGATCATCAACTGAATCAGTTGGTTCAACTACTGGAATAGTTACTTCAGGATCTTCCTCTACTGGAGTAACTTGAGTTTCAACCGTTTGAGTTGGAGTAGGATTAGTTTGAGTAGTATCAACTACATTTTTACCACAAGCAGTTAATACCATTGTTAAAAATCCCATAGATATTGCAACTTTTTTTAGATTCATAGGTAATGCTCCCTCTTATAAATGTTTTTTACTGGCGATATCCCCAAAGCACGATAAATGTATTCTAAACAAGACTTCTACCATCGTCGGATTCAGTAAGATGAGAATAACTCCAAACAATTGTTATTTAAAAGTCTCTAATATCAACAAAAATAAGCCCGCAGTCATCGGCTCATCACCGACAACCACGGGCATACCCTCAAACCATATTAAACTCTTTTCGCATACGACAGTGCAATCCACCCGGCACCGCTCTTCAGCCTTCCCCATCCGGCCTCAGAACCTTTGCCTTCCTTCACTTCCACAATCGTATAAACTCCCGGCGGCACATACTTCCCTGTCCACGCCGTATCAGTGCCATTCCCCTTCCGGATCCTCAGATCCTTCGCCGTAACTCTCACAAGGAACGGACAATCCGCATTACTCATCCCGCCGGATGAAGGGACATCGCAACCGGCATACTTCTCATAATATCCTTGCCCATATACTGCACGCTTCTTCTGTACCACATTGCTCTGATCAGCAGGTCTCTCATACCAGAGTAGCACCGCATCCGATGCTTCCCTGACATTCTCAGCATTCTGAAGCACGATCAGCACCGCCTGATACCCCGTGTTCAGCTCTTTCCACAGGAAATCCAGCTGCATCAGTAGGTCTCCGATGCTCTTGCCCTTATCCCTGGCAAACTTAAGCAGAGCTTCCTTCCGGCTCCAAAAAGTCCACTGAGCCAGACCATACCCGGCCTTATCCTTCACAAAATCAGGATAAGCATTGTCATCCACCAGCCTTGTATATTCCACATCCGTGATATTCAGCTTCTTTTCGTAGCTGTTCTGAAGGTTATTGGCTCTTAAGCCCGATTCTGCATACAGATTCCCCATAAGCCCGGCAACACCGTAAGCATTCCCGATCTTCTTCATAAGGTAATCCCAGATTACCTTCTCAGTATCATCGGTCTTATCAGAATCCGAAACCACATCTGCAGGTACCTTATCGGATGAAACTCCCATGAGTGCCGCCACATCAGCTCTCACAGAATCCATATTCTTTCCGAACTTCGGAAACCAGTGAAGCACATCCCCATGATTGCTCCCAAGCCCCAGCTTATGAGAATCTGCATGACAGAGTATCGTAGGAACCATCACGCCGTTATACTTGACGCTCCCTTTTGGATTGATTCCATGCATCTTACAGAGATAAGCCGTCAGCTCACAGGCCTCCTTATAGACCTTCTCAAAATACTCCCTGTCATTCAGCCCATCCTCACAGATTTCAAACTGGATCCATCCAGTATTGCAGCTCCCCTTGCTCCCGGAACCACATCCCCAGGGCCAGTAATCCCAGGGCATCGTCTGAACTGCCGTAACTGTCCCATCAGCCAGCTTACCTATCCAAGCATTAAGCCCTGCCTGCACGGAAGTATGATTCCAGTCATTCCCGTAAGCATTCTTCCCGATGACCTTGATCATCAGATCCCTGTCTACCGCATTGTCATCCGGCTGGACATACCTCTTTAGCGTCGGATTATTTGCCCCGGTGCTATGCCAGAGCACACCCTTCACCTGCATCTTCTGTGTCTGCCTGTAACAGGTACTCTGTGTCATCATACATACCATCGGCTTATTTTTCTCACTGTACTTCATCGTGATCACCGTCCTTTTTATTCTCATCCTTCTCACTGCGATCATGAAGCTGCTGTAGTACAAGCTTCAGCTTTTCCGGCACCGGCAATCCCAGATACGCCGCATTCTCCACCAGAGAAAGTCCCTCATTGCTCATATAAAAGAAAATGATGGCTGTTCTCAGCACCCCAGTTTCTCCAAGTATCTGTGTATCCAGAAGATGTCCTACTCCGACCATGACAAAGATCAATACTTTCTTAGCCAAGCCACGGAAAGATACATTGGAACTGAGTTTCTTATCCGCAATCGCACACATGATCCCTGTCAGATAATCCAGTACCACAAACGCCAATAATGCATACAGCAAACCGTCACAACCTCCCAAAAAGTAACCCAGCCATCCACCGACAGCCGCAAAACCCAACTGAATCAAACTCCAAAACTCTTTCATCGCAATCCCTCCATTTCGTTGCATGAAAATGGCGGCACCCGTTAAGAGCACCGCCGCCACAAAGCACCATATTCATTTCAGATCACGGATTCGGCTCCACCTCTGTCAGCGTATATGTGATCTTCATTGTCTTATCAGCATTCTTCACGATAGCCTGAGCCAGATTATTGATACTGGCCAGATACGGCATTAGAAGCCATGTTGTATGACAGTCCGTTCCGTAGTTGCCGCCCCATCCCGTCAGGAACTCCTTATACTGGAACAAAGGCGTTCCGATATACGGGAATCTCGAAGCTCCGGCAAGCGGAACCACCGTATCATTCGCCGTAATGATAAAATCATACGCAATGATGAAATCATTGATCAGCGCCATATAGGTCTGACTTGTGGAAGACCCGCTGAGTGTTCTGTTCGCTGAGGTAAAGCCCAGCGAAATCAGCGTGATATCCGTAACATTACTCAGGTTTATCTTGTAAACCCCGTCACAATCATAATTCTGTAGATACAGATATCCGTTCCTGATCACGCCCCTTACAGACCTGTTCACATAGGAATCGATCTTGAAGGAACCAATAGCTCTCAGATGAGCGTTAGTCAGCGTCCATGTTCCCTCAGTAAAGGTCATGTCGCTCTTCCTGATTTTGATCCACTTCATTGTTGCATCCCCTGAAGAATTAGGAGAATTGGAAAAACCGTACCAGTACCCGTCATGCCCATCCAGGAAATCACCATACGGCGTGTACCCTGTTGTAAACGAAAATACGCTGCAGTGAAGTGTAGTCTCTTCCAACACCTCACAGGTCACATCATTCAGCCTGTCATTTAAGCCCACAGAAAATACCGGCAGTCTCAGTTTTCTTACGATGACTGACGAATCCACAAACCGGATAGAGTACATCACATTATTTTCAAAGTCCACCTCAACAGCGGAATATAAAAGAGCCAGTTCATCATCTGTCTGGCTGTCCAGCCTTGTTTCCTTAACCTTCAAATATCCGTTAGAGGAATTAACATCATTCCCGAAAACATTCTTACCGCCCAATGCGGAAGTAAGTGCCACCGCCGCAATGGTTCCGTTTCCCTGTGAAGGCGTGAACTCCCACACGAATTTATATCCGTCATCCAACGCCTTGCTCTCCGTCAGATTCATGCTTCCCCTTGCAGTATCCGCAGTTGCGTTGACATCATTTGATGCGTATGCTACCGGCAACACAGCAGAAGAAGGGAAGATATTATCCGCATTCTCAGTCAGTGCGGAAGGATACAAAAGGATCCCTCCGATCATGTTCGGACATATCGGGATCAGAGTATCATTCCACATCATCTGGTCGTCATACTGTCCTGAAGCCTTATAAAACACTCCCATAGGATTCAGCCCCAGGATATGATTCACGGCGTTCGTGACCATATTCTCTTCCCGTATGGTCTCCACCACACCTGTATTTTCATCGGTCAGTTCAATGACCATTTCGCCTTTCAGCTTCATAAAATCCCTCCTTATGAATTACTGCCGTTCACATCCACCGGCATGGCAAAAGCACCTAGAGCCGTCCTGCCTCTGACCACATCGCTGTAGCTTCTCTGTACCAGTTCATCAATCTCAAATACGATATTCTCGCTGATCGACTTAAGTCTCAGACCACCACTGATATCAACTCTCTCAATGTAATCCTCAACAGTGATCGTGCCATCCCATGCAGCATTCGCTCCCATGCTCTGACCGGAAACGGATGCAACGCACCATCCGGTATCCACGGTGCCTGTACCGCCACTCACCCTCATGTAAACATTGAAGGTATTGGTATAATTGGCGATCACATTCTCAATCGGATAATACAAAAGGATCGTATGTTTTCCGGAATGCCAGGTCTCCACCGGCTGATGCACCGTGATCATCTCATCATTGAACTCGAAGGTAAAAGTAACAACCGCAGTGCCATCCTCAGACCATGAAACGGGTAACGAAACGTTCACCGTCTGTTCTTCGGTATTACCGATAACCTCAGGCTCATCAGGATCCTCAGGTTCCGGTTCATCCACGGCTACAGAAGGTATCACAACATCCCCTGCTACCGTTGCCGCCCTTGTCACAGAATCCGCATCTACATCCACGATCACCTGCCCGAAAAATTGAGCATGGTTATCCTCTGATGTTGCAAACTCTATGGAAATGATCCTTGTATCCTGATCAGCCACCGTAAATGAAGAAGCATTCGTGAAGGTATGGATCCCGATCTTCCCTGCCTCGATCTGGCTGAGCAGTCCGGAAATATTCTTGTCATTCTTACTCTTTGCCTGAGCCAGCCTTGGATTTTTCCCGACACCCTTAAGCCTCTGCTTTCCGTACAGGTTCACCTGCATGGAAGTAATGGCGCTGATCTTATCCTCATCTGCCTGGCCGCCCACAAAAGTCAGCACATCCCCGATATCAAGCGCCGGATTTCCGATAGTGTCCGAATCAAACGGCACATAATCTATAACAGAGATATCAGCCAGGATATTCTCACAGAGCTGTCTTCTGGTCTCATCCAGTCCAAACTGTAAAAGCGGATTCACACCCAGATTCATGGTCAGCCCGGTATCCGGATCCAGATGATAATACTCAGCGATCTCTGTCCTCATATTTGTGGAAGAAACCGCTGTGTATCTTGTAATAAAGTCTGAAAAGCTGGAAGAAAACCGATGTCTTCCTGCAATCTCCATCACAGGCGTATCGCCATACTTCCTCAGTTCCAGCACGCCCTCCCTGTTGATACAGAAAAACCCACCAAGCACCTGTCCCACATAGTAGAGCACATCCCGGTAGGTCTCGATATCATTGTCTGTATAAATGGAAAGCCCGGTATCACCGTTCGGCATCGCCTCCACTTCTTCCTGAGTAAGTGCAAACTCCACATGACACGCCTCACAGCAAAGATGGATAAAATCATAAGCCTTGCCGACAGTCTCAAAACCATTGAAGTCCTTCTCAAAGCGAAGCATATAGTCATAGGCTTTCAGTTCCAGGCACTTCACCGTCCGGTTAGCTTCCGACACCTCGAAAACTCCCATCGGGATAGTCTCATAAATACCGTCCGCTTCCACCGCCTGGTCATAATCCGGATCCAGTTCAGAAGGGTTTCTGCTCTTCGATATCCTCAGATGATAAAACAGTTCCACAAGAGCATCTTCCAATGTATATCTGTCAATATCCGAAAGAAGCGTCACACCCATCTCAGCCGCATACACCGTGCCCAGCTCAATCTCTGTACTTCCGCAGCACTGTGAAGAAATATATCCGCTCCCTTTAACGATATCCTCAGCCCCAAACTCATAGACCACGCCATTCTTGATCGTGATCTTCCCCGTCCAATAGTATTTCCTTGTGTTCTCCTGCACCGCCTGCAGGAATGCGCTCGATACAGGATACATCCAAACACCTTCTTCCTTAAAATTCCTTCAGCGAAAAGCTCACCGTCCACAGCCCCTTATAGCTCGTATCCTTTTCCAGCTTTGCCTTAAAGCCCTCCACATACATCTGAGTCTGCTTCTGTGTGACTGTCTCCGGATCAAAATATAAGACCGTGATACTTTCCTGCTGCTTATATTCCGTCAACTTCTTCAACCATTTCGGCGTAACAGAAAAGGAAACTGATATCTCCACAACCCCGGCTCTCACTACATCCCTCTGGATGGTTCCAGCCTCAGTCTCACCGCCGGAATCCGCTTCCTTATCCTCCATGTTCACCTCATAAGAATCAGGAAGAGGAAGGTTTTCTCCGTCAAAATTCAGATATTGAATAAATGCCATATGATCACCTTCCTCCGCTTCTTAAATTCGCCCTCTGCTGAGCATTCACGATAACCTCATCCAGCATGGTACCTCCCAGATAAACAGGGATCACGATATCACCGCCCTGACCGGATGCATTTACGCCACCGACAACATCACGAATTGCCGAAACCAGGCTGCTCAGATCAGCACTCGAAACAGATCCGCCGCCTGCCATAGCAGCCTGCATTCCGTTCACCTGAGGATTGATCACCATATCAGCCGACAAAGAATCCATCGCCTTTGTGACCATACCCTTGCTGTTCTCAATACCCTTTGCCAGTCCTTTCATAAAGTCCGGCATCCAGCTCTCATAATCCGTAAGAGGGCCTTCATCCGGCACAGAGAAATGCAGAAAGCTCCTGATCTTGTCTGCCACCGATGAAACCGCATCGCCGACAGCACTTATGCACGACTTGATACCGTTCACGATACCCATGATCAGATCCTTACCCCAGTTAAAAGCCTGAGACGCTAAGCCGGTGATATGATCCTTCACATTTGCAAAGCCGCTCTTCACTGCACTGAACACATTGCTCATTGCATTCTTCACTGCAGAAGTCACATTGTTCCACAGGTTCGTCACAGCCGTCTTTATTGCATTTCCGACAGAAGTGACCGTATTCTTAATGTTATTCCATGCTGTAGTGACCACATTTTTAATGGCATTCACCGCCGTGGTGATCACATTCTTAATGCCGTTCCAGATATTTGTAAAGAAACTGGATATTGCGTTCCATATCGTAGTAGCCGTGGTTTGAATAGCCGTCCATGCCGTTGTGAGGAATGTGCTGATCGCCGTAACCACCGTTGTCACCACAGTCTTTATCGCGTTCCAGATCGTTGTAAAAACGGTCTTTATGGCATTAAGAACTGTCGTGATGATCGTCTTATAGATATTGAAGTATGTGGTAATGATCAGCTTTATCGCATCAACCACCGTCTGGAAGATAGCCTTGATTCCATCCCATAAGCCCTGGAAGAAATTCTTGATGGCATTCCAGACTGTTTCCGCCGTGCTCTTTATCGCCTCCCATGCCGCCTTGAAAAACTCCTTCAGAGCCTCCCACACAGCAACGGCAATCTCCTTGATCCCTTCCCACAGGTCTATCCAGAACTGACGGAACTCTTCACAGTTATTCCAGAGATAGATAAAAGCCGCCACCAAAGCCACAATCGCCGCAATGATCAACACATACGGATTCGCCGCACATACCGCATTAAACGCTGCAAACACACCCTTCGCCGCATTGATAACCCCTGCCAGTTTCGGCACGATTGTCATAATGGTACCAATTGCAGATATCACTTTGCCCACGATGATCAGTACCGGACCGATAGCAGCTGCCACAAGCGCAATGGTAATGATGACCTTCCTCGTGCCCTCATCCATGCTGTTCAGCTTGTCCACAAAGCCCTGAATCCATCCGACAATAGTTCTGATCGCAGGCATCAGCATCTCACCAAAAGAAATAGCCAGTTCCTGTAACTGAGATTTCAGGATCGTCAGCTGTCCTTCCAGATTATTGTTCATGGTATCAGCCATGCTTGCCGCCGTACCATCACAATTTGCTATTGCTGAAGACAGCTTATTGATATCCCCTTCCCCGGCGTTCATAAGAGTCAGGAATCCGGACATAGCATTTTTACCAACAAGCGATTCAGCCGCTGCCGCCTGCTCTGATTCAGACAACCCTGCAAAAGCCACACGGCAATCAGCCAGTATATCCGACAAATCCCTCATGGAACCGTCTGCATTGGTAGTGGCAACCGTAACCTCACCTATATTCGCGCCGCAGATCTTCACATCCCCGGACAGATTCGTCATGATCGTCCTTAAGGAAGTACCTGCCTGAGAGCCCTTGATTCCGGCATTCGCCATAAGTCCGATAGCCTCAGCCGTATCCTCAACAGAGAATCCCAAAGCACCGGCAATAGGAGCCGCATACTTGAAGGTCTCACCCATCATGGAGACATTCGTATTTGCATTACTCGAAGCCGCTGCAAGCACATCTGCAAAATGTCCGCTATCCTGAGCCGATAATCCAAACGCCGTAAGGGCATCCGTCACTATGTCAGAAGTGGTAGCCAGATCCTCACCGGATGCAGCCGCAAGATTCATGACACCTTCGATACCACCGAGCATATCCTCTGTCTTCCAGCCTGCCATAGCCATATAGTTCATAGCTTCAGCCGCCTCGGATGCAGAGAACTTCGTCTTACTGCCCATCTCACGGGCTTTATCTCTAAGCGCATCAAACTCTGAACCCGTTGCACCCGAAACAGCCGCAACCTTACTCATAGCAGAGTCAAAATCAGCGGCAGTTTTCACCGCCGCCGTCCCAAGTCCTACAACACCTGCCGTTACCGGAAGAAACTTCTGTCCTACATTGCTGATATTGTCACCGACTGTTTTTAACTTTTCACCCTTTGCCGCAATCTCCTGAAGAGCCGTACCGGACTGCTTTGCCTGTTCTTCCAGTTTCTTCAGATCCTGCTCTGTCTCAATGATCTCCCTCTGGAGGGCATCATACTGTTCCTGAGAAATATCCCCATTGGCAAGAGCCGTATTCGCCTGTTCAGCCGCTGTCTTTAAGGTTTCCAACTTTTCCTTTGTAGCCGCAACTGCCTCTCCCAAGAGCTTGTGCTTCTGAGCCAGAAGTTCCGTATTCCCCGGATCCAACTTCAGCAGCTTCTCCACATCCTTAAGCTGCTGCTGAGTATTCCTGACCTCAGTATTTACGCCCTTTAAAGCAGTCTGAAGTTTGGTGGTATCCCCGCCGATTTCAATTGTAATTCCCTTTATTCTGTTTGCCGCCATCGGGATACCCCCTTTCCTGTTTTATGGCAAAAGAAAAAGATCGGCTTCCCGATCTTTCTCAAAATTCATTTTCAACATAAAGCATTTAGATGTAAATCATATATACATCTGCCTCTTCTCCCTCAAAGAAAAAGCTTCTCTCATACTTACCACCGTTCTTTGTGATGGTCCTTATAGATGCTTCATTTGATTTTTCTACTGAAAGCTGCATCCTATCCATACCGATTTCTCTTGCACGGTCTATAATAAGCTTCAGCATTTCCGTAGCATATCCTTTTCTTCTTTCCGAAGGCCGTACACTGTATCCGCTATTTCCAAAATCCTTCAGAAATTCATTCAGTTCGTGACGAAGATCGATAATTCCTACAATCCTGTCGTTATCATCAAAAGCAAAGTATGTATCGGTAATTACCCAGGAATGATTCACCGTATCCGGGGATGTGTTGTCTACGACAGACTTTAACCATTTATCATAGGAATCCATCTGATCAAGTAATTCACTGCCGTTTATCGTTTTCTCACCATTGTTGAAAAATTCCTGCTTAAAAGCCTTTGCCTCTGATTCATATTCTTTTACTGGTCTCTTCAATGTTATCATTTGCGTTCTCCTATCAACTGTCTTTTTATGTTCTCTACAATAGAGCGAACAACCTTCGGTTTCATTGGTATGATCCTGCTCCACATTCGAACTCCCTGATAAGAAAACAAAATCACGTTCACAAGCTCCCTGACATCAACATTTTGAAACTCACCTCTATCCATTCCATACAGTATCAATTCTTCCCACTTCTTTTCACTGATCTTATTAAGGCGATCCATTATATCGGAGTCAACCGTTTCCGCATATTCATACATTGCCATACTCAGAGAATCCTCAGGATGCTTCATTTCCTCTTCCATGAGTTTTAGTGCATCCTCTAATATTTCATCGGCGGGTACACCATTTTTCATCTGACCTTGAAAGTCCATCGCATCATTTTTTGTTATCTTTTCAAGCAACGCCTCAAACAGTTGACTTGTACTTGAAAAATGACTGTACAGGCCACCACGGCTCATATTTGTTGCTTCACAAACATCCTTCATGGTAACCTGCTTAAAACCCTTCTCCGCAAATAGCGCATATGAGGTATTTAGAATGGACTCTCTTGTTCGCTCTTTCTTCGTAGCCATTGACTATCTCCTTTTCGACACCCGTGTCTATTTTAGATTTTAGACACGAATGTCGATTTTGTCAACAACTTTTTTAGAACGCGTCAAATTCGGCCTGACCCGCTACCCTGTGATATGCTTTGTCCGCAACATCATCGTTCTGATTTTCAATAAACATCTCGTTCACCATGCCGATAGACAGCAGATCAAGATCCCGTATCGAAAGCCCGATCTGAACGCACCTCAGCATAAAAAGAGCCGTTGTCATCTGCCTGTCAGTTGACTGAAGTTTTTTTTAGCCTCCACGTCCACCTTTACATTCAAGCCCCAAAGCTCGATGATCTTAGGAAGCACCTGATAAATACTGAAAGTATTGAACTCATCCAACCACTCTTCCGGCGTATCAGGAATACCCGGATCAGCGTGTTTCGCCATAATATAGGCGATATTCTCAAACATCTCCAAAGAAAACATATCCAGATTGCTGACTTCCTCGGTATTATCCCCGACCGCCTTCTCCAAAGCTGCCAGATCCTTATAGATATCCCTCTGGAACTTCATTCTGTATATCCTCGGAATAGCTGCCGATGCTCTGAATGCAACCTCTTTTCCGTCAATCTCAATCTTCTTAACCATGCTCATAAGTCTTATCCTCCACAATTAAAAATAGCGCCGGTCAAAAAGAGCCCCGAAGCCGTGTCCCCACAGCCCCGAAACCCTTTAAGACCTGTCAGCATTATTCCTTTGTAACAACTACCGTGTAGGTCTTGCTGGAACCGCCGTTTGTTACAGTGATCACAACCGTATTCTCTCCATCCTCCCATGTAGCACTGGAACCGTTGGTAAGAGAATCACCGTTCACAGTGATCGATACGCCTGCATTCTCATCTGCTGCCGTAGCTGTGATTGCATTGGTAGCATTGGATGTCTCCGCCGTGTAGGCCGTAGTTCCTGCTGCAAATGCCGGATCCAAAGAAATGGAACCTATGGTCAATGAAGACAGGTTCACATTCGCACCGGATACATCCGAAGGCATATATACGGACTGATACCAATTCTGATATACCGTGCTGTTCGTTGTATTTCCGGTCTTTGCCTTCACTACACCGCTTGCAAGAGGCGTAGCCTTGATGGTCAGAGTCTCCGTCTGGACTTCACGGCTCTCTTCATTGGTCTTGCCTTCAATGCCCGGTCTCGATGCAGAGCAGTTATACAGAACATGTCTGATATGCTTCACATCTCCATCGAACTCGAAAAGCAGCGCAAACGAATTTAATTCCGTGTTTGCATTCTCGATCAGCACATTGTTGTCATCCAATGTCTCATTCAGCGCATCCACCCTGAAGCTCTCTGGGATCATCGCCAGTTCCAGATCACCGTCATAACCCATGTTGTTATTGATAACATAATAGGCAATGCCATCCGCATAGAAGTTTTCCGGCTCTCCGTTCGCATCAAGCGAAATACTCACCGCACCGGGAATGGCAACAGGCGTTCCATAAGACACCGTACCGTCCTGGGCGATATGAAGCATCGCATAATGCGCATTCTTAAGATTGTACTTAACCTTGTTATTAGCCATAGCTCTTATACCTCCATCGTTTCTTCAATGTCCGGCACATCGAAAGAATACAAGACCTCATACAATCTCTCTTCCGAAATCCAGACCTCACTCTTGTTATAAAAAATGCCCCGGTCATCCAGAGCATCCTCCACCTGCTTTTCCACGGACACATCCTTCTTATCCGTGTAAAGCTCGATCCGCACTTCATTTATCTTGAAATACACCCTGCCGTCAGCAGCAAAATTATCGCTCCCCGGCAACAGGTAACAGATAAACGGCGGCTCCGGACTTTCCCCTTCCGCAAAATGATCATATGCAAAAGGGATTCCCGTCTCCTGCAGCATCGCTGCAATCTGTTCTATTGTCATATCGATGCTGCCCTCCAATCTGACACCATCATTTCAGTGCCCTCTCGACTTCCTTCTCCAAAAGCTCCGCCGCCTTAGCCTCAGCCGGTGCTATATGTGGAAAGGCTCTTGTCCTTCCACCACCCCGCTTTGCATGACCGAACTCCAAAAGATGTGCCAACTGATACCGGTTCTTACTGTGAACCACAACCTCCATTGCATTTGATGTTTCCTTTGTGGTCTTCACCGTCCAGCTTCCCTTATATTTTCCGGTCTTTACAGGTGCATTTGCCTGGATATCCTTCTTCGCTTCATTTCCAGCCTTCTTCACAGCGGCCTTCAGATCATCCGTAGCCAGATCAGCGTATTCCTGCAAGCCCTCCATGATGACATGAGCCATCTGGTCTACCCTTACCCTGTCCGTACTCATGATCATCGCCTCACTTTCCGACAGCTGAACTTCAGCGACGTCTTCTTATAGTTCATATGATCAACATTCACGATGTCATAGAACTCACCCTTGAACAGGATCCTGTAACCCGTGGAAGTAATAGCTGCCGTCTTTGCGCAATACCGCACCGTAACCGTCATCGCCACATCCTCAACAGTAGTACCGGCAACCTCTTCTTCCTTTGAGCTTGCCAGCCCTTCACCGCCAATGGTTGCAAAGCAGGTATAATACTCATCCCACTCATTCGTATGATTTCCGACGGCATCTGTTATCACGGTATTTTTCAGGAATACGACCTTTTCATTGAGTAATGCCGGTATCATCAGAATCCCTCCTTCCGGCTCCCAAATAAAAGAGCCCTCAGAGTCAGATCAAGCGCATGATGATCAGCCTCTTCCCGATGCTCATACAGATAAGCCACCGTAAACATCACAGCGATCTTCCCGTTCTGAGCCGCATCAAGGTCAGCCTCATCATCCGTTCTCAGGATATCCATGCACTGCTTCTTCGCCGCTGCTATGAAGTTTTCCAGTAATGAATCATCATCCTCGAAATCGATCCTCAGATAATTCTTCATCTCTTCCACAGTCACATTCATCCAATCACCTCACAACAAAGGCGGCAGGAACTTCCCACCGCCGGATATTATTATTCCCCACCGGGCTCATCCTCACTTGCATCCGATTCAGCATCTGCCGCCATAAGTCCGGCAGCCTTCAGCTTATCCAAAAGACCATTGAAATCTTCCTTCAAAGCTGCAATAGTACTCGCTTCACTGTCAGCCTGATTCTCAGCAGCAGGAAGGCCCTCAATGGAACCGCCATCTTCAATGATCAGTTTTCCTCCGATACGAGTGACATCGCCGCCCTGCTCTGTATAATTCTTTGCGTTATATTCGCTCATCTCACACCTCCAAAATCCAAGGGAGTCGCAAATCGCGACCCCCTCTAACAATTATCCTCACGCCTTCATCTTAAGAAGCTGGATGCCCTCAGGAAGGATCACCTTACCGTCAACTCTCTCGGTTGCTACAAAACCAACCTGGCCGTTGGTGCTGTAGAGCTCATTGAGTCTCTGTACGGTTCTTCCGGAACGGTCAGCGATCCAGTAATTCTTGAAATCACCGAACGCAACTGTAAGTGCTTCAGCCGCAACCGTAGGTACATAAGGACTGGTGTAAAGCTCATATCCAAGCAGTTTATCAGGTTCACCTGCCTGAAGCGAAGGCTGCCAGAGATATACGCCGTTGCCGTCCTTAAGCTTACGGATTGCCGCAATCGTCGCATCGTTCATAAGGAACTTAGCGTTTCTACGGTAAGGGCTCTTAAGCGAATATACAAGGCTGATCAGCTCATCAGCAGTGATAGCATTGGTTGCCCCTGCAGTAACACCCACCTGTCCGCCGTTTGCGGTAAAGATACCCGTAGGCTGACCGGTACCGGTACCCACACAGAAAGCCTCTTCCTCTGCAATGCCGAAAGCCCTTGCGAACTCAGCCGCAATATACTCTTCAAGGTTGAAAGCGGAATCCTGAAGAAGCTCGATGGAAACCTTCACAAGATCAGTAAGCTTATATGCATCGATAGTCTTCTGATCGAAGGAAGGATCACTCGGAGTGTAAGCCCCGTTCTCAGCAGTCCATGCAGCGGTAGAGTGAGTAGCCGCAACAGGGATCTTTCTCTCAGCACTTGTGGTAATGACCTTTGCAAGACCCCTCACCACATTCGCCTCATCAAGCCCCATCACGATCTGACGCTCGAACTCTTCCGGCACAAGGTAGCCGCCATCTGCCTGCACGCCCTCGGAAAGCACATTATGAACAAGTCTCTGTCCACGGAGATGTGCCCCGAAGTCTTCCTTATACGCATTGGACGCACGACCGGTCTTTTCCTCCACCTGCTTTGCAGGTCTCTCAGTAATAGGAGTATTCACAGGTCTGTTAAGCTCAGCCTCTCTTGCCTCAGCTCTCTGCTGACGATCAATAGCGGCAGTCAGATCTTCGATCTCCTTCTCCATTCTGGAATAGGTTTCGTTATCCTCAGCGGAGAGAACCCCATTCTCATTCTCATGGGTATCCACAAAATTCTTTGCAGTCTCCCACACCTTTGCTCTCTTCTGAATCATTTCATTGATAGTCATAGGTCATATCCTCCTTATATGAATCTCTTGATAAAATTTAAGCGCTCCCTGACTTCATCAGCGGAACGCCCATCAACAACACTGTCTTCAGTTACCTCAGTTGCACCGGTGCAACTTTTCTCAAGTGGCTCGATCCTGCACTTTGCAACGATCTTATCCCTGAGTGAATTTGTTACCGCTGCTTTGGAATACATTGCCGAAACATCAGGTGCCCCGGCATCTTCCACAGCTTCTTCCCTTTCCAGAATGCCATCCGCAAAGCCAAGCTCCACAGCCTTATGTGCATTCATCCAGGTCTCGGCATCCATCATGCTTGAAATCTTCGCACGGTTCAGACCGGTCTTAATCTCATAAGCATTCATGATGCTTTCCTTCACCTCTGCAAGCATATGGATTGCTTTCTGCATCTCGCCTTTATCGCCAAAAGCGATAGTCGCGGGATTATGGATCATCAGCATACTGACCGGACTCATAAGAACCTTCGTGCCTGCCATAGCGATCACACTTGCAGCGGAAGCCGCAAGACCATCGATCTTAACAGTCACATCACCCTTATAATCCATCAGCATGTTATAAATCTGAGCCGCCGCAACACAGTCACCGCCCGGACTGTTGATCCAGACCGTAACATTACCTGTTCCGGCATTCAGCTCTTCCCTGAAAAGCTCCGGCGTAACATCATCATCAAACCAGCTCTCTTCAGCGATCATCCCGTTAAGGAAAAGCACTCTCTCAGCTACCTCTTCGCCTGAAGCCTGGTCTCTGATCATTCTGCTCTTCCAGTTCCAAAACTTCTTCATCTTATCCTCCTTCTCTTCGCCGCCTTCTCACAGGCTGTTCAGTAGTTTCATCGTTTCCCGGTTCACCACCGGCACTCTGCTCCGAACCATTACCATCATCCGGCTCAGCTTCAAGGTTGTATGCGGCACCTGCCGATACAAGCGGAACCATGTTTCCGTTTACAAGATACAGATCACCTCCATCTTCCTCCGGGATCCTATCCAGATTCTCCAATTCGCGGATATCATTTGCAGACATCCAACCGTTCTGCCTCGCCGTAGCATATCCGTTCATGCGGCTCTGGTAGTCACCTCTGAGCAGACCGTCCACATTGAACTTGAAGAAATATTTCTTCTTTTCATCCGGTGTAAGCAAAGCCCGGACCATAGCCTGTTCCCATCTGCTCACCCAGGGATCCAGTGTGTACTTCACAAATTCAAGAGACTGCTGCTCAATGTTGTTGAAGCTGGACTTCTCCAAGTCTCCGATCATATGAGGCGGCACACGGAAGATTCTTGCGATCTCATCAATCTGGAATTTTCTTGTCTCTAAGAACTGAGCCTGTTCCGGCGATATGGAAATTGGAGTATATTTCATCCCCTCTTCCAGAACGGCAATCTTATTTGCATTACCGCTTCCACCGAAAGTAGCCTGCCAGCTCTCACGAACCTTTGACGGATCCTTGATAGTACCCGGATGCTCCAACACACCTGAAGGAGCCGCACCATTTGCAAAGAACTTGCTGCCATACTCTTCCGTTGCAATCGCAAGCCCGATAGCATTCTTCGCCATCGCAATAGGCGAATACCCAACTAGCCCGTCAAATCCAAGCCCCGGAATATGAAGTACATCATAAGGCTTCAGCCTTACTGTCCGTCCGACCTTATCCGTGCCCTTGCGTCCGTCAACCTGATCAGCATCATAGACCGTATATTCGTAATACAGCTTCCCATGCTCATCACGGTCAACCTTCATCCGATCCGGCATCAGCGGATATAACGCAACAACCTCACCCTTACCATTTCTGATGATCTGGCTGTAGGCATTCCCGAAAAGCAGCAGATGCGTCATCAGAGTCTCCCGGAATATGAAGCTTGTCATCTCTGGATTGGGCTCATCATGAAGCAAAAAATAAAGCGGATGATCCACCGCTTTTTCCTTACCGCCATCATCGGTATATCTGTAAAATTGTAATGGCAAACTTGCCACCGCCTCCGACAGGATCCTCACGCAACAGTACACCGCCGTCATCTGCATAGCAGACCTCTCGGTAACATACTTTCCGCTTGCTGTACCGCCCATAAAAAAGCTGTACGAACTTCCGACCGTTCTATCCGTGGGCTTATCCCTGCTCTTAAAAAGACCGCTAATTATCCCCATACCATTCATCCTCCCCGTATGCAAAATTAAAGGCTTCCGCTATCACACAGAAGCCGACCAACGCAATTATGATCATGCTGAATGTACCTCGCATTCTATCCCGGCTTTTCTTGCCTTCCTGAGACAATCCCCGGTACCTTTGCTCCTTCCATCCCAGAAGAACACAGCCTTGCATTTCTTCCCGGACACGAACTTCACCATCTCGGTATTTCGTATCGGACCGGCGGCTCTCCCGTTGATATCCCAAAGAGCAGCAAACTCCCGGCATTTCAGCCCGCGCTCCAAAGCATAACGCCTTGCCAGTGCATCTGTACCCTTTGCGCCGCCCTCCACAATCTCAATATCATCCTCAATATCTTTCAGGCTTTCATCCATGATCTTTCTGAACCTGTCATAGTCCGTAAAATCACGCTTTCCTGATACCAACACGTAAAACATATCGCACCTCACAAATACCGATCAGAATACAAGGAGCCCTCGACTATCATAAACAGATTCGGATTTATCGTTACCGCATCGGATAGCCCTATCAAGCCCCATGATCATCGCAATAGCACCATCGATCTTCTCTGTGGACTTTTCTTTATCGGCTTTGATATTTCCAGCCGGATCCTGCCTTATGAAAATATTATCCATCATCCATCGCAGCACCGGATGACCGCCGTGTGCGATCTTCTGCTCCAATGTCAGCTTCATCAATTCCTTAGTCGGAGGGCTCATATCCTTAAAGCCCTGTCCGAACGGAACCACCGTAAAGCCCATACCTTCAAGGTTCTGTACCATCTGCACGGCTCCCCATCTGTCAAAAGCAATCTCCCTGATATTGAACCGTTCACCCAGACTCTCGATGAACTTCTCTATATATCCGTAATGAACAACATTGCCTTCCGTAGTCTGGATAAAACCCTGCCGCTCCCACACATCATAAGGAACGTGATCACGCTTCACCCTTAAGTCCAGCGTTTCCTCAGGAACCCAGAAATATGGAAGAACAACATATTTATCCTCTTCATCCAGCGGCGGGAATACCAGAGCAAACGCCGTGATATCCGTTGTGCTGGATAAGTCCAGACCTCCGTAACATACACGCCCTTCAAGGTCATCCTCATTCACAGGGAATGCGCATAAATCCCATTTCTCCATAGGCATCCAGCGGATAGACTGCTTCACCCACTGATTAAGCCTCAGCTGCCGGAAAGCATTCTCTTCCCCCGGATTCTGTCTTGCGGAATCACAGGCCGCCTTCACTTTGTCGATACCAACCGTGATACCCAAAGAGGGATTCGCCTTCGCCCATACCTTCGGATCCGTCCAATCCTCGGATTCATCCGCACCGTATATCACGGAATAAAATGTCGGATCGATCTTCCTCCCGGCTTCAATGTCCTTTGCCTTCTGATGTATCTCGTAACAGATGGAATTGGTGTCATTCCCTGCCGTTGTGATCAGGAAATACAGTGGCTGCATTCGGGCATCCCCGGAACCCTGAGTCATAACATCATAGAGTTTCCGGTTCGGCTGAGTATGCAACTCATCGAAGATAACCCCGTGGGTATTGAAACCGTGCTTGTTTGCTACATCCGCTGAAAGCACCTGATACGTGCTCTTTGTCGGTTCATATATGATCTTCTTCTGAGATTCCAGAATCTTCACCCTCTTGGATAAAGCCTTGGAAAACCGCACCATATCCACGGCAACGTCAAAAACAATCTTCGCCTGGTTACGGTCAGCCGCACACCCATAGACCTCAGCACGCTCTTCCCCGTCTCCACAGGTCAAAAGCAGCGCAACCGCCGCTGCAAGCTCAGATTTTCCTTGTTTTTTCGGGATCTCTATGTATGCCGTGTTAAATTGCCGGTATCCGTTTTCCTTCACGATCCCGAACAGGTCTCTTATAATCTGTTCCTGCCACGGTATCAGCTGAAACGGCTTATCAGCCCACACTCCCTTGGTGTGCTTCAGGCACTGTATGAAATTTACCGCATAATCCGCAAGCTCCTTATCATAATGTGAAGTATCCAGCATGAACTTACTTGGCTTATACTCCATCCCTACCACCTCAGTTCTTTATCCCGATCACAAGCAACGTCACGTGTCCAGCATCCAGAAGCAGCTGCCGCACCGTTCTTACGGTCTGCCCCATAGTCACGATATCATCATATAAAATGACATTCTGCTCTTTCGGTTCAGTCTCCATAGTGAAATCCGGATCGATACGGTTCCTGTTATCAGCGGAAAATGCATCCATATAAAAAGGAATGCCAAGCTTCTCAGCCGCACTCCTGCAAATCTCCGTTGAAAAATGGAATCCTTTTTTATGCCGTCTTCGCGGCGTGGTACATATGCACCAGCCACCTTTGGCAATGTTGTCTCCTAATGTTTCCTGCAAATAGTCGCAAAGGTTATCCGCAAACGGTTCCACATTCCCCGGATCAGCCTTTATCTCTTCCAGCGGCTTGCCTTCCTTACCCACCTCATAAAAAGTGGTGTACATGATACCGCCGTGGGTATGCTGCTTGATCTTCTTTTTCAGGTTGCATCGTTTCTCTGTCACAGCCCAGCTTTTACGCCTCTTCCCTACCTCGGACACATCAAACCCGAAATCAGCCATATCAAAATCGAACGCTTCAAGGGCATTCAGCTCTTCCATAAGAAAACCGTCATCCCACTTCGATGATTCGCTTACCTTATTATCCGCAAGCCTGTATGCCCTTGCCTGTTCCGGCGTAAGTCCTTTGGCGTAAAGTACCGGAACCTCAGTCAGCCCCAGCTTCTTTGAAGCCGCATACCTTGTATGACCTGCAAGGATAACGCCGTCACCGTCAACCACTATCGGCTGAAGAAAACCAAATTCCTTAATGCTTTCCGCAACCTTCGGGATGGACTCGCTGTTATCCCTCGGATTTTTTTCATATGGTTTTATGGAGTCTATCGCAACCCATTTGATATTTTCTTTTCCCATGATCAGCCCTTCCTTCTGGCAAGCAGGTTCTCCATCGGATCCTCAGACTTCTCGGAGTAATCCCCTGCACAATTCTCTTTCACGATCTGGTATATCTGACACCAGACCTGATTGATCTGTTTCTGATATTCGTTCCTCATGCTCACATATGGAGAAGCCATCGGAGCACCGGTAGTCGGATGTTTCCCGATCATTCCGAACTCGGAAATAGCCTTTTCGCACTGGATCCACCTTGCCACCGTCATTGCATACTGTTCTATGAGCAAAGGATTTATGATTGAAGCGCATCCGACCTTTTTAAGCCACTCCCAGGTATCCTTGTAGACATCCTCGGCATCCAGCGGCTTGCCGTCTCTCTGAGCATCCTTCATGTAATCCTTAACCGGCGGCATCTCCACAGCCTCAGGTTCCGTTTCCGGCGGCATAATCACTTTAGCCTCGCGCCCCTCTATCAATTTGTCCGTCAGCGCCTTGCCTTTACGACCGGCACCGACCCTCGCACCTCCACGTGCGGTACCGTCTTTTGCCATGACCCTCACCTCAAATCTGACGAAGGGGTATATACCCCGTTTGAAAACCAAAAAATGCACGTGAGAGCCCCCCGCCGTTCCTTAGGAGCCATACGATTAGAGAATTTCACTCCCCCTGCCCCCTGCGGTTCCAGCGGTCTCCCCTCTCAGCGTGGATCCGCGAATGACACGACTTGCACAACGAGATCAGATTGCTCCGATCATGAGTGCCACCTTCACTCAGCGGCAGCTTGTGGTGAACTTCCTCAGTCTCCACGAGAACTCCACGCTCCAAACACAGCTCACAGAATGGGTGTTCCAAAACATATTTGTCACGGATCCTTTTCCATGCTCTTCCGTAACGCTTCTTTGTCTTAGGATCACGCCCGTACTTTTCGTACTGCCTGTTCATGATCTTCTCATGCTCCACACAGTAGCGTCCGTCTGTAAGCTCAGGGCAGCCGGGATAGCTGCACGGTCTTTTCGGTTTCCAAGGCATACAGCCACCTTCTTCCCATAACAAAAGCCGCCGGGATTTCTCCACAGCGGCCTTATCATTTTTCATTTTCGCCATCTTAACAATATCACATAGGCAATATGTCATTCCATAGCATTTACTGCCAACTTTAAAAAATCCTGATTTTTTTCAGAGCTTCATCATGAATGCGGAATACCTGCCTCATGCTACAGTCGCACATCTGGGAAATGTCTTCCCACTTGCTATGCTTCAGATAGCGTTCCGATAAAACGACACGCTCATCCCTGTCAAGCTCATTGATACTGGCATTGATCTTTTTCTTTACAGCGATAAGATCATTTATGTCTTCGCTGATCTCATTCTGAAGATCGATAATCTTTACAATGGTATCTTCCAGCTTGTGGATGTTCCTGTTAGGACTTCCGGGCATATCCGACAATACTGCGGATGCCTGTGTCGCAAGATCATTCAGGTCCTGGATCTGGTGGATCTTGCTCTGGATGCAAAGGTCTATAAACCTTGCACCCATAAGAAAATTCTTTGCTTCCAACTGTTGTTTGTTCATAGTCTACCTCCGATTGAAAAATTTATGGTTTCCCTCGGATTGACTCTGATTGTCTATGATTGTCTTATTTCTTCCTGAAGCCTGCGTATCAGGTATTCCCCGTCAATGCTCGTCAGGGTACTGTACCAGCCGGAACGGAAGAACCGCTCTATGCTTAAGGCTTCATCTATCGCGTTTTTGTTTGAAGGATTCCGCTTTACCGCCCGTAACGCCCGTCTGTAATCATCAACCGCCTGCAGCACTATGGCGTTCGCAAGTCTTTCATAGGGATCCTCCGCAAGGTTCTTACTATGTGCCATCCATCACCACCTCCGCTTTCACGGCTTCGATCAATGCCGATTGTGTATGGTCTTTCGATTCCAGAGCATTCATGATCCGCTCATCTATGGTCTTTGCCGCAATGATATGGATAACGGACACCGTGTTTTCCTGCCCCTGTCTCCAAAGCCTCGCTACCGTCTGCTGATATAGTTCAAGGCTCCATGTAAGCCCGAACCATACAAGGATATGCCCGCCGCTCTGAAGGTTGAGTCCGTGTCCGGCTGAAGCGGGATGTATAAGACCCACGGGATTATTACCCTCATTCCACCTGCGGATGTTCTGCTCTTTATCCAGTCTGGCAAAATCGATCCCAAGCTCTCCAAGCCTTCCGACTATCCTTTCAAGGTCATGCTGATACCAGTAAGCCACAAGCACCGGCTTTCCGTTCGCTGATTCGATGATATCTTCCAGAGCATCAAGTTTCCGGTCATGGATCATCTCATACTCACCGCTGTCGGAATAGACCGCTCCATTTGACATCTGTGTCAGTTTTCCGGATAATGCGGCAGCATTCGCGGCAGTAACCTCACTGTTTGGAAGTTTCAGAAGAAGATCCTGCATCATCTTCACGTATTTCAGATATTCGCCCTTATCCAGATGCACCGTATACCTCGAATTTACAAGTTCCGGCATTTTGATATGGTCAACCGACTTCATAGAGATCGTGATATCGGATATCCTTGCATATATCGCATCCTCCGCTCCCGGAAGTAACTTGTAACTGTAAACGATATGCCCGTTCATCTTGTCCGGTCTGAAATATAAGCTTCTGTACTGTCCGATGAACCTTCCAAGTCTCTCGCCCATATCTAAAACCTTGTATTCAGCGAATAAGTCCATCAGCCCGTTGGAAGAAGGCGTTCCGGTCAATCCCACGACCCTTTTCACCTTTGGTCTGACTTTCATAAGAGCCTTGAAGCGTTTTGCCTGCCAGTTCTTAAAAGATGACAGCTCATCGACAACGATCATGTCATAGTCAAACGGCAGCCCGCTCTTCTCGATCAGCCACTGTACATTCTCCCTGTTGATCAGATAGATATCCGCATCAGCCTTCAATGCTTTTATCCTCTCAGCCTCAGTTCCTACCGCAACGCTGTAACGAAGGTCTGAAATGTGATCCCATTTCTGTATCTCATCCGGCCAGCTCATAGAAACCACTCGAATGGGACCTATTATCAATGTTTTTCTGATCTCGAAACTGTCAAACATCAGGTCATTTATCGCAGTCAGCGTGATTGAAGTCTTCCCAAGTCCGCACTCCAATAAAACTGCTGCCACATTATGATTTTTTATGTACTCTGTCGCATAGACCTGATAATCATGCGGTTCGTATCTCATCAAGTATCCCTCCAATCTGTTCCGGCTTATCCAGCACGTACACCCGGTATCCTAAAGACCTAAGCAGGTCATGCCTCGACCTCTGCAGCGGTCTTGGTTTCTCACCCGGAGCCTTTACCTCTACAAACGCCATCCTCCCATCCGGTAAAAGCACGATCCTGTCCGGCATACCATCGAATCCCGGAGCCACCCATTTAGGGCAGATACCTCCCATCGCCTTAACAGCCTTCACTAATTTTTCCTCTACTGTTTTTTCCCTCATACTGCCTCCCTATGGGAACAACAACACAAAAATTCCTTTACGCGCGTATATATGCGTATTCGCGCACCCGTTTTCTATAAAAATCATCATTTATTTGTACTATTAAGAAATTATTGTTTTCCCGTTCCATTTCGTACCAAAACCGCCCATGAAATAAGGCTTTTTTCGGGAACAGCCTGTGTGGAACAGAACAGGATTTTGTTCTGTTCCGATGGGCTGTTCACCTTTTTTTATTCCTCACGCCTGTAGATCCTCTGCTTGCCGTAGATGGGAAGTAATTTTGCCTTTCCGGTCTTGCTCCATCCGTCAATGCGCTCCATTATGGCTGCAATGGCATAGCTGTCCGCAGGCTTCATATCCTCTTTGGGCTTTCCGAAGCATTCACACCATATCTCCATGTTGGATACTTCCATCCTCTTTATGCTGCCGTTCGGTCTGGTGGGATCATCGATATCCCTGACAAAATCACGCCTCTTATGGATATCCATGGAATCCCAGTTATCGGGTAAGAGCATTTCAAGGTATTCCTGCACCAAGCCTTCCCGGTCATCACGCTCCATCGCCGCCCGCTGCTCTTCCTTGGCATAGTCCTCAAGCTCCGGCGGAAGATACAGCTTCTCCCCGGCTTTGGCATACACGACCGTTTCCGCCCAGATCTGCTTCACGGTATCCTCATCCAGTTCCCAAGGCTTACGCTTGCCATTCCCAGGCACCTTTACATTCCAGTAACGCCTGTTTCCAGTAATGTCCCTGAGATACCCGTTCTGGCTGTTGGTGGTGCCAAAGAACACGCATTGCCTCGGATGCGGCGTTACCCTCCGCCCGAAACTCGCCCTGTACTTGTCATCCTGCCTTGAAATAAAAGCCTTCACCTTGTCCAGATCCGCCTTCTTCATACCGGCAAGTTCGCCGATCTCCATGATCCAATAACCCTGCAGCTTCTCCGCCGCAGTCTTGTCATTCATATCCGAAAGGTTCAGGCTGTCGGAATACCACTCGCCGCCAAGCTTTGCGATCAGCGTGCTTTTTCCGATCCCCTGATCTCCGTTCAAGACGATCATGGTGTCAAACTTCACTCCCGGCTTATGTACACGGACATAAGCAGCGCACAGTTCCTTCCTTGTAACTGCCCTCACATAAGGCGAATCCTCCGCTCCCAGATAATCGATGAGCAGCGTATCCACCCTCTCAATCCCGTCCCACTCAGGAAGGGAAGCGAAAAATTCCCGTATCGGATGGTATGACCGGTCATCCACGACCTTCGCCACCGCGATATCATAATTCCTGGCTGAAAAAGTCCCATACGCCGCATCCACGTAACAGATCAGCTGAGCGTCGTCGGCGTCGCGCCAGAACTTCGCCGGATGTGACCACGGGACTTTGCCCTTGATCTCCATGCCATCCGCCAGCTGGTTGAACACAATGCCTTTCAGCTTCTCATCGTTCTGCATGATCAGGGTGATATTGTGAAGGTTATTCTTCAGTTCCATGCTCCGCTTCTCATACTGCAGTTGCTTCTTCCAGGCGTCCGGGTCCTCTTCGTCAAATTCCTCCGCCGCTGCCTGCTGCTTCTCTTCAAAGATGCGGAGCTTCACCTGTTCATCCGACACGGCAAACTCCGCCATAGCGTTGAAGGATTTTTTCGGATCATCGTCCGGGAACTTATGGACCCTCACGACATCAAAAGCATTCAGGAGCTGACCGCAGGCCGGATCCGTCGCATGGAAGCTGTAGGAAAACTTATCATCGATAATGATGACGCCGGCGGAACTGTCAGCCGGGATATAGTCATACCTTCCTTCCATCGCAGACGGCTCATACACATCCGGCAGGAACTTTTCTATCGCTTCCCTGATCGAATAGGTACGGCAGAACGCCCCGACCACACCGGTCTTTGTCAAAGGATCCGCCTGCTGCTTCGCCGACCTCTGCACCGCCTCCGACTCCCTGGACGATACCGGCCATGTGGAAGCGTCATGCCAATCGTCATAAAGGCCCAGATAATAATCCGGATCCAGAACATCGCCGTCCATGACCTTATAGACATACTCGCCGTTGCTTGAAGTGGAAGGCCAGTACATCAGCCTGTGCGGCTGATAAGTGGTGTCGTCAAACATATCCATGCCGATCTCCTGTGCCACCTTCCTCGCAAGAGCCGGATACTCATCTTCGGAAACATCTCTCTTCAGCGGCATGATCAGCCTGAGCCTCGGAGCCTCCGGGGTATGCTTGTGCGTGGAATAAATGCACATCTCATGGGAATTGAACATGGACAGTTCATCCAGGACATCCGGCGTGCCGTGATCCATGTCCAGCGTCAGCATGGAACGGCACAGCACCGTCCCGGTCTTTCTCCTGCCGCCCCTTAAGTGACCGCCGACAAATCCGCCCACATCCTTGATGCTGTCCTGCTGCGGCTTTGTCATCTTCCTGTATTCCTCGACCGTTTCCGTAGTGGTCTGCGTGGTGCTGACCCTTTTGCAGAAATCATCCCAGGAGATATCGTTGTTCTTCCATTTCTTCTCCATGCGGGAATTGCCATACGCTATCTTCATCAAACCATTCCCTCCTTCTCCTG